TATGGCAAAATGTAAGTAAATGTTACTGTCACTGTATCCTCAAAAGTAGACGCAGATGCCGATGCGTTACGGATCACGATGGAGCCATTCGGAGTTATCCTTCCAACGATTGCCCGACCGCCGTAATACCCTACGCCGGTAACATATAATTTAGGGTTCCAGGTTGAGGAAGCAAATTCGCCCTCAAAAATATTACCTCCGGCTGCTACAGATGATGTTGTCATGATATCCAGGCGAAGCTGAACCACCCTGTCATACTTAGTGGCGTATGGCGTTACGGTCACGCTGGAAGGTCCGCCGGTCCTGTCAATGAAAATAGCACCCTCATCGTAAATGATGCCATCATTTAGGTGATATACCTTTCCGCCTGTTTGGCTAGTGTCCACCTCAAAAACCTTAGTGCCTCCGGACCAGTACATTCCGATTGTATTCGCTCCGATGATTAGCTTGGAACCGTTCGGCGCTGACATCTCTACAGTCTGACCAAACTTTGCCACCTGAGTCTGTCCATTGTAAACTCCAAGGCCATTAGAACCGAGCCGGACATTCCCGCCGGTCATCTCTGCCACATCTTCTGTTGCGTCCTCGGAAACGATTAGACCATATTGAGACGACCACGAAAGGTAGTTCGTTGCAGTCTTTCCTGCCTGATCTGCCGTCTTCTTGGCAAGGCCCGCCAGGACATTGGCTGCATTAGCCGTCCTGTTGGCTACCTTGGCAACCTTGTCATCCGTAGGCGGAGAAGTTTGATTTCCGACGATCCAGGCGGTGCCACCTCCGACTCTCAGCTGGACAGTATCTCCTGGTTCCGCATTGACCGTCAGCTTGACAGGAGTTTCATCAACTCCGCCAGGGATATGTACCCAGGCGGTATTGCCTTCTATCCGGCGGACTTGGGCTGTAGTGTCGTATGACGATGTTTTCTTTTTGTTCGCCTGTCTGATGGAGGCCAGAAGACTTCGTATAAGTTTGTCCATGTTTTCCTCCACTATAAAAGGGAGACCGTCTGGCCTCCCCTGGTTAATTAGTTACTGATTCAAATTGCCCTTTGGGTTAGTTCCGTAAAAGTGTGCTTTAAATCAATTGTCATGTTGATTGATATAAATATTCAAAGTGATTAATCACCCATTCTGAAAGATTTTTACCAACCATTTCATGCCCTGTGTCATTCCAATGGCACCCATCGTTTGTAAAAATATTAAGATTATCTGAATATAACCCCATGAATTGATAGTTGTCATAAACAGGGATTGCATATTGCGGTGCTATATCAAGAACGTCTTTACGAATTTGTAGTGTTGTATTCGTTCCAGCTTGATACTTTGTCTGATAATGAGGAGTAATATATATAATAATTGCTGTTGGAAACTTTGCTTTAATCGCTGTACAAATGGCTTTAATATTGTTTTGCTCAGTTGCGTCATCGATCCCCGTGTCATTAGAACCATGCATGATTGTTACGAGGCTTTCTCCATTTGCTGTATAGTTGTTTATCTGATTCAATACGGTTGCAGACGTTGCGCCACTTGCCCCACGATTTACATAGGATGCAAGTCCGAGAATTTCTTGCAACCATTTATGCCACCCTTTTGTATACTGAAAATTCACTTCGGTCAAGGAATCGCCAAAACAAACCATTTTTTCTCCTTGAAACAATGTATTTTCTTCAGGTGTTATGTTGATACCATTCACATCATACAGAGCCATAATTCACCTCACATTCTTCCGGTAGCATAATATTGGTGGTTGATGCCCAGAACCCAAATATATTCGCATTTGAAATTGTTACCTTACCATTTTCGTATGTAAGCACAAGTTCGCCATTTTCCAATGTTGCAACAAATTCTTCGTCACGGCTTGTAGTTCCTTCTTTAGTAACGTCTGTTATGCCAGTAACTCCTGTTGCCGAAAAAACACTATCATTATAATTGAACTCAAATGCATTATCAGAACCATCAATACCATAATAGTGTCCATTTTCTTCTTTAAATATTATAGAATACGATCTTCCGGGACCACTTAGATATGGCTGTATACGTATTGGGAATAGCGTAGGGTCAATAGCAAAGACAGAGAATGTTGCGACGGTATTATAAGTGACATTGCCAAGATTGGATACCGATATTCCAGAAAAACCTCTGGTTTCCACAATATCATTTATATTTAAATATCGTTGTAAACTTCTCGATGTAACAACCACATCAAATGTTGTTGTTTTTTCTTCATAAGAAACTGTAATAGTACTTGTTCCTTCTGTAAGCGTTCCACTCAATGTGTAATCAGCACTTGCGATAGTTGCCGTTGTGGCATCATCATAAGTTGCGGTTACCACTAAATCAGATTTAAGGGAGTCAAGAGTATCTGTATCATAAACCGTACCGCTTTGGGTATATACCGCTGAAATGCTAACAAGGTCAGCAGGAGGATATAAAGCTGACTCTAAAGCATCATAATAATCCTGTCCATGCTCATCTATGTAAGCAACCTTAGAAGCTATCTGAAGAAGGGCAACCTTGACATCATCGGAGATGCCACTGATGTGTTCTAATTCTTCCTTTAGATCAGATATCTCATCGCCAGCTGCCTTTGCGTCTGCAGCCATTCCCGGAACGGACAGAGTGGTATCAGTCTGGATTCCGGAGGAGTTATATGCCCCGCCGTCTGCCCAGGCTGTGCCATCCCAGTAATACCAGTGGCCATTAGTATAGCCTGTCTCTGATCCGGTGTAGACATATACCCTGGTCTTGTCGATCATACCCGCTGCAGTGGATGCAGTCAGGGGAGAGCCATATGCGTCGGAGCGTGCGCTCTCAGCATAAGCCTGGCATTCCGCCAAGATCCCGTCAAGCTGGGAGTCGGAAGGGATAGAGCCCGGTGCTACCGGATCAGCGTCGATAGTTATCCTGACCTTCGCTGATGCAATGACATTCCCGCCGTTAAGCACGCGGATCTTAGCATCCCACGAACCAGCCGCCGCTGTCATCTGAATATCTTCGTTTACTGTTACAATGTTCCCGGAGATCGTTCCTGTGGTGGAGTAAACAACTCCATCAGGCTTAGTCCCGGAGAATGTTGCTGTGGAGCCTGATGGGATGTCAACGCCCACAATTTTGAAAAGTAATTTGCGCCCGTTCTCATTTTGAGAGAGGACAACAAAAGAAGTGAGGTTCCCCGCCTCTGGTAAGGCCGGAACGCTCTCCTGTACGTCTTGAATGTAAGCCATGATTCCTCCTATCTCTTAAAGACTTCCTCAGAAGTCCTGGCTCCATAGCCTAGCTCTATGTCTTGATTTTCAACTACAAAAAGGCCATCCAGAGATTGCTCCGGATAGCGCAGTCTTATTAAATCTCCCGGAACCACATCCGGGAAGAAACGTCTATCATATTCGGCAGAAAGCTCTACCTTTTGCGAATCCCTGAGCATGCGCTTGGCATATTCTGCCAATGTTTCGTTGTTGGCAAGGTCGCACCCGCTCTCCTGCTTCCAGATCTCTCTGCCTCTGTTTGGTATTGAAAGAGGGGAGCTGGTTGACTCGTCCCTTGCGATTGCAACAGCTTCATCCTCTATTGCCATGAAAACATTAGGGCACTCGTACCAGTCGGAAGACTTTTTGATGGTCGTTTCGATGACGTCGTTCTCCAGCGGATCAAAAGACGCCACTTCCTCAATCGGCTCCGGCTCGACTGAGATAACTCCGTTCCCGGTGATCCTCAGCCTCCAGTTGATTGCTGTCAGGATCTTATCGATCATAGACAGGTGTGTCTCTCCATCCTCTGCGATGATTGCCTGGGACAATGTCGGAGAGTTTGGAGTGACCACAACAGGCGCCGGTGTCACTGACAAAAGCCTTCTAACCACATTAGCGCCATTAGATCCTGCCACAGCATACCAGCCTCTTGTCAGCAGGATATCCTCTGCCGGTTTTAATACGGAATAACATTCCAGCTCTGTCTCCATCCGTCTTCCTTCATAGGTGACCTCCGGAGAGGTAGCCAGGCCAGTGAAAAGCGGAACATGCGCATTGTCGCCGTCTTGCTTTGCGTCCAGGTAAATCCTGATCCACCGCTCTCCGCCGTCATAGTTGAGGCAGTCAACATCAGCGGAGGCCCGTAAGCCTTCTCTTTCGCGCTTTACGGAGCCTCCTGTGATATCTATCCGCTCAAGGTCCCGCCAGGTGGCGGAGTCCACAGTCATGGCGTAATATGATGCTGTAAATCCTCTGGTCCAGTCCATATCATCCCTCCTGTGTCTCCATCCACTCGGCATAGGTAAGTCCGTCATAGTCTTCCGGATCTACCCTGGTGATTGAGAGTGAAAAGTCTACTATCCTCTGGCCTTTGTCGTGCTTCCTTGACTCGGAAACCTGCACATCCGCAGCATAGCTTGAACCGTCCTTGGTTCTGACGTGGCAGATACCAGGCCACACTGCTAAGCGCCTCATGGCCTCGATAACGGCCTGGTCTTGTGAAGCGACAACGCATGTGCTGACTGATCCGGTACGGGATACCCCAGGATTCCAATCCCCCTGGACACTTCCACCAAGATACTTGGTCTCCTGAAAGTCCTTTTTCCAAGATGCGGATAAATCTACATTATACTGGAATGTCACCCGGTTCTGACCGAAGTCAATGACGTTAAGCGCCGAGTCAAGCCGGTCGCCTTCGTCCTCGTCCATGTCTAAGATAGCCAGATGGTTATCGGCAGTGATGAAATCCCCATTGATTGTGCGGTAGACAAATCGATGACCGCCATGCTCCCCGATGGTCGGGAAGGGATCAACGTACTTCTCTCCGAAGATCGCATTCGGGTAGATCAGAACAGGTCTGTCCACGCTCAGCCGGTATATGTCACAGGTGTCCCCCTGCGCCCATCCGTCCGGAGCGATTGGAGTCAGGAATGCTACAAGGTTCTCATCATCAATGATCACATCTGCCTCCGGCATAACAGCCTGGTGGGCCCAATGAACCTCGAAGTCAACGGTCGCCTGGGAACTCTGCCCAAGGCCATCCTTCACCGTCGCAATAATCCGATAAGATGCCTCATCATCAAGAGGGCCGATCAGGTCATCCTGTGTGATGGTCATCTCTGCTTCACCGGTCTGCTCCATAATGCAGATTGTCTCTCCGGCAAAACCATTATAGTCCGTTTCATCCGGGCGAGTCAGATGATAGTTCTCTGCCCGCTCAATGATAACAGTGGTCTTTCCTCCGGCCAACGCCCCTGTCACTGTGATAGTAAGAGGCATGACTGTAAGCGTGTTGATAGTCCTGGTGTCTTCATCCACAGTAATGGTCTGCTCTACCAGGGAAGTCTGCGCGATCGTGCAGACCAGTGGCTCAGCCACGTCAACAGTCACAGGATCACTATAGCCCTGCGACGCCTTGCCGGATGCAGAGACTACAGTGACGGCCAGGTAATGGGTCTCTCCTGTCTCCCAGCCGGCTGTGGCAGCGTTGATGGTCACGCTCTGAGCCGTCTCAGTGGATGCAATGATATTATAGTTCTTTACATAGTATCCTGCCGGGCTTGTATAATCCCCGGTAAATTCATAATATCCCGACGTGGAAGGGTTCCCTGTCGGGGACAAAACTCTGGTATATACATACGGATCTGCATCGGTACCGGCGCCGGTCCTGGTGTAATAGATCTTGCCATCAACCACAGAAGTGTCGTCTGAGGCAGCATACTCTCCAAGGTTGACCTGGTTATAATTGTCTCCGTCCTTAGCATAATATGTCTTATTCGCTTTGACATGCGTGTCCGTGGTCAGTACATATTCGTCTGAACTGTTCGGATCTGCAATGTCCACAATGTTAGCCCCAGCTTGCGGAGTGCCATCTATGGAGACATATACCCATGAGGCAGTGACGTCTCCGTCCTGCGTGATCACGCTCGCAGACAGCTCCATAAACGGGATAGCTGGAGCAGAAGTCAGGTCGATCGGGTAGATATCGGAGTAAGCGCCATATGTGGCGCTGTCACCATCTCCCGACTTCAGCCTTACCCTGACATACCATGTAGTTTCTGTCTCAAGTCCTGATATGTTCCACCTGGAAGCATGAGTGTTATGGATCTCATAAGTCTCCGGTTCGTCAGTGCTCTCCCATGCATCGGAATGATCCGCCCAGGATAACTCTGCAGCATCTGCCGTCTCCCATGCCCAGTCAAAGGTCACCTGGATAGTCCCCGGGATATCAGTCGCCACTACATTAACATTAGTTGGCGCTGCAGGGACCGCCCCGCCGACAGACAGCTTTGCAGACTTCATTCTCGCAGTCACTGCGTAGGATGTCACGCCATCCGCTCTGGTGGTTGGAGTGTATGAACCAACTGCAGCATAAACTGCGAAAGACGGCGATCCTGTCCATGCGGGACATTGTACTGTCACCGATGAGGAGCCATGTGGTATGATGCCCACCGGGAATCCGGAGGGATTCGATGCGTCGCAGTAAAGCACAACGAGGAAAGAATCCAGCACTGCTGACTGATTGTCTGCATTCACTGTCGCCCTGTGCGTCTCTGCATCCGGATTAGTGATAGATAAGTTCTCCGGAGCCGTCAGCGGGCCCACATCAACCATTTTGGGGAGGCCGTAAGTAATGTCCTTGTCATGGGTGTTATTTACTCTAACAAAGAGGCACTGGTCATATCCCACCACGCTGTCAATCGAGAAAGAAGCTCCATCCGCTCCAGCTGTGTCGGTGGTCGTCTTCGCATCTGTCCAGCTTGCGCTGTCCGGACATGCCAGTCCCGCATCCGGAGTCGCAAAAGCGTATTGGATTGTCGTCGAATCAATCGGATGCGATGCCGGTGCTGACGACTCCCATCTTACCGTACAAAGGTATCCGCCCGCTGCTACCGTCTTAGCGGAAGCCGACGTGATCTTTGCCTGGTACGGTAAGGCATATACATGTTTCGCATATCTTGCATCTTTCCAATCCACAGCCCCCGCAGGACCTCTTGAACGTAACCTTACCCACCTGGTCCATGAGCCACTTGCTAGCCTGGAGGTGTCCTCTGTAATTGTGAGGGAAGAATTAGCGCTTTTTGTGCCAGATATATAGCCGGGTTTCGAACTAGACCAGGTTAGCTTTGAACCGTCCGTCACTCCGCTGTCTTTGACCAGCATTGACTGATACTGGATGTCGTTAAAGACCGTCTTCGCAGAGTCTGATGTCGATGTCTCCCAGGAAAAAGTGCACTGGTTTGATAATGTATCAGACGGAGTCACTGTAATGCTTCCTGGCTGATTGGGTTTAGACAGCTCATAGATGTACTTAGTCCAGTCCGAGGCCGTCGGATTGACGGTCTTCTTTTTCTTCCCGCTGCCAGTGGTGTATGACTTACGGTTTCCCTTAACCCTTACCGCTACAGCCTTCAGATAAGGCTTGTTAGGTTCTGGCCAATAGTTAGAGATTGGAAGATTGACCGTCTTCTGAGTTGTGGTCTTGCCGATGGTCACAGAATGCCATTTGCTCCACTTTGTCCCTGACTTTGTCGCATACTGGAAAGACTGGCCGTCACCATAGTCCTTATCGCCAATCTTCCATGATGCCACATAATTACCTTTGTTTCGTTTGATCGTGAGGCCCTTGGGCTCTGTTGTTTTTTTGTTCGCCATTATGCAGTCCTCACTCTAAGTCTTAATTCGCGCATCAGTTCATCGGCCAAAGTCCGTGCATCTTTTGCGCCGTCGATAGTTATATAAAAATTGTTGGTGGTTCCGCCGCCATTCATCTCAGACGCAATAGCCTGGGCGAATGGTCTCATCGCTGATCCGGACAGCGGGATAGCTGCCTCTGGTGTACGCTCGCCGACACCGATGATGGAAGGCCCATCAAAGACACCACCCTTAGCTTTCCATCCTACATGGAAACTTGGCAACGTTCCTTTCCCACCGATTCCGAAGGGCGCTTTGCCCGCAGAAACCGTGATTTTGGGAAGCTGGATTCCACTCATGATTTTGCCGATGTGCAACGGGAACAGATTCTTGATCTTGTTCATGATGCTCTTGATCTTAGCCTGAGCATCCTTGATTGGCTTCTGTAAAGCATCCCCGATTTTCTTCATGGCAGACTTAACCAGCGAAAGCGCTCCGCCTCCCAGTCCCTTAGCCAGAGACTTCACCAGAGTCAGGGCGGTCTTTGCCATCATTGGAACAATCTTGATGAGTGCCTTGATGACTGCCAGTCCAATCTTAGCAGCGGAAGCCGCCAAAGTCGGGAGGGACTTCACAAGACCTTCGCCCAGTTTCCTCAGCATCTCTCCGCCCTTCTCTGCGATAGTTGGCAGATTAGAACTAAGGAAGGACGCTATATTCGTGACAATGTCCGCTGCCGTTGATGCGATTGTTGGCAGAGCTGTAACAATACCCTCGCCGATCTGCATGAGGATCT